CATCCTGGGACGCGAACCTCCCGAGTTCGACACCCGTCCCCTCCAGAAGCGGGAAGATCAACCGGCAAGATCCCGTTCGAGCCCCGGCTCGAATCCCGGGGCGTGGCTCAGCCTGGCTAGAGCGCTTGGTTCGGGACCAAGAGGTCGGAGGTTCAAATCCTCTCGCCCCGACTTTGTTCGTTTTTGAGCCGTTCGGCGAGTTCGTCGAACGGCTTTCTCTTTACGGTGACTAGACTTACGTCGCTCACAGCGCGGTTCAAACATACCAGATCGAGGATTTCGCGCTTTCGGTGAATGTTTGAACCGCGCCACGTTTCGGCGGCTTTTTGGCTGAAATCGAAGACCGCCAGGGCGAGTTCGCCGGCATTGGCGGGAGTCTCACCCAACTGGCCCAGCCCCTCATCGAGCTTGATGGCCTCCGACTTGAACTCGGCTGCCTTCGCGTTGTAGGTCGCCTCATCCAGCGTGCCGGCGAGGTAGGCGTTCAATAAACGATCCTGCATGTTGGCGAGCTCCGCTTTCCGTTTCGCCAGCCTGGCGGTCTGACGATTCCGGTGGCCCTGCACATCGCCGACCGCCGCCGCGAGCGATTCCCGTAACCACTCCGCTACCTCGTGTGACGGCAACCGCAGGCTCTCGAGGTCTTCGATAATCGCCTGCTCCAGATCATCGGCCTTCCAACGTACCGTGGGGTGTCCTTCATCGGGATAGTTGTTGGCGCAACGATAATACGTGTGATAGCGCACATCGCCCGATTTCAGTTTGCGGCCGATCCGCTCGCCGGTGAGGGAGCAACCGCAGATCGCGCACCGCAGCAGGCCACCAGAGAAAGGGTGCTGCGGGCTGCCGTGCCGCTTGTTCTTTCCAGCCAAGATCGCCTGACAGGCATCGAAGGTCGGACGGTCGATGATCCGCTTGTACTTCCCTTCGAATATCTGTCCGTTCCGGCGCAGCTCGCCAATATAGAAGCGATTGTTCAAAATGTACGAGAGCGTGGTGCGATTGAACTTCGGCTGGCTGGGGCGAAACGAATGTCCCTCGCCATAGAGCTTATCGGCGAGCGATTTGAACGTCTGGTTGCCGATGGCGTAGAGCTCGAAGATGCGATGCACGGTGTAAGACTTGTCCGGGTCGGGCTGAACCGGCTCATTGCGGTCGTCCACGTTCATGTAGCCGAACGGTGCCGCGCCGGTCGGCCAGCCCTGCCGCACTTTCTCATCCATTCCTTTCAGCACCTCAGAACGCAGGTTGTCGCTGTAATATTGTGCGACCGCCGCCATCACGTTAAACGAAAGCGCCCCCGCGGCTCCCGTACCAAATTGGTTATCGACGAAGGCTAGCTTCACTCCGCAGGTATCTTCGAGCTCTTGCAGCCGGACGGCGTCGCGCATGTTGCGACAGACGCGGTCGAGCTTGTGGCTGAGGATCGCCTCGATTTGCTCGCGCTTCGCATTGGCTCGAATCCACTTATACATCTCATTGAAGGCGGTGCGTTCCGCCCCGCGCTTGGCCGATTCGGCGACGACGAATTCCCGCACGACATCCCAGCCGGCCCTCTCGGCCTTCTCGCGATTCGCTCGCAATTGGGCGTCGATGGAATAGCCTTCGCGCTGCTCACGGGAAGAAACCCGTGCCCACACGACTACGTTCATGGTTCACTCCTCTCTCGTTTGATTTCCACCAGTAATTCGGCGAATCGCTTCACGTTCACCAGAATCTCAACCGCCTCGTCGGGTGAAATCACCCGCCCGTAGGCCTTGGACCACACGCGACGCGTATTTTCGATCAGCGTCTCGGTAATCCAGGCCTGCGATAGGGGGCGATTCGCCGTCCCCACCGAGGCTGACAAGGAGGGCGGATTCTCGGCGGAAAGTCCAGTAGGGGCGTTCGCACTTTTCACAGCGATCTCCTATCGTGGAATACTCAAAGTGGCGTCGCTTCAGGGCGCATCGAGGCCGAGGTTTTCGAAGTAACCGCGGATGTCGCCGACCTGGCGATGAACCGTGTGCCAGCCGACGCCCAGCGTGCGAGCGATTTCGTTCAGCGAAAGACCGTCGGAAAGATCGGCGCAGATCTGCCGGGCCGGTGGCGGCAGGTCTTCCACGGCCGTGCGGACATCGAGCGTCTGTGCCGCCAGTGTTTCGCTGTATTTATCCGCCGCAGCCAGTGCGGCTTCGTCGTGCGGCTCGTCAATGGGCTCGCCGAATCGTCTTGAGTGTGTTGTCGATCAAGGCGGTAATGACTGTCGTTTCAGACGCGCCGTTGGATTTCGCGGGGTCGAATGTGAAGGCCAATAACTCCACGACGACCTGCTGTTGGACGTCCTCGAGATCATGGCGGCGGAAGCCCATCCGAATCGCTCGCCTGAGGATCAATGCCACCTTCCACTTCTCGACTACTTCTCCATAGTCATTTTGAAACATGTGCTCCCTTTCTCGTTGGTGAATCGGTGTGTTTGCAACGGCGAGTGCCTGTGCGGTGTCGATTCTCCGGAGTTTGCTGGGACATGTATCTAGGCTCACATCTGCGCCGCGAAACTCATATGTGCCGCAATATGCGCGGCCATGTCCCTGTAATGCGCACATATGTGCCCCAATATGCGCGACATGGCCGCGCATATGAGTTTGCTGGGTCACGGCGAACTGGAGGCGCGACCGGCAAATAACCATATAGCCACCGCTCGCCACCGAATGCCGTTTTGCACGCTCGTGCAACATTCGCTTGGCCGGCAATCACCTATCGGAGCCCCACATGGCTGTCGCCGACCGTAAGAACGTACTCGCACACGAACCCGCGGATGTCTATCACGCCCAGGCCAAGGATTATCTGACCAGCCACCAACTTGGTGATTTCAGGAAGTGCCCGCTGCTTTACCGCCGCAAGACACTCGGGCTAATCGCCGACGAAGATCGGCCCGCCTACGTGGTCGGACGTGCCGCACACACCTTAATCCTGGAAGGCACAAGCTCATTCGAGGCTGACTTCGCGGTAGGTGGCCCCATCAACCCGAAGACCGGCACGACGTTTGGACCTAACACAAAGGCCTGGTCTGAGTGGGCTGAGTCGCAAAACAAGCCTGTTTTGACGGAGACGCAATTCGATCTCATCGCCCGAATGAAAGAGTCGGTGCGAACGCACCTCGTGGCGATAAGCCTGCTCGCCGATGGCGAAGCGGAGGGAGTTGCGCGAGCCAATTACTGCGGCATGTCCTGCCAGATTCGCATGGACTGGTTCGACGCCCATCAGGGGATCGTCGATCTGAAAACGTGCGATGACCTGACCTGGTTCGAAGCCGACGCGCGCCGCTTTGGTTACGCGCACCAATTGGCGTTCTACCGGGCCGTCCTGGCACAGGTGTTCGGCCTGGCCATGCCCGTACATCTGATCGCGGTCGAAAAGCGCGAGCCCTACCGCACGGGCGTCTGGAAGGTCAGCGACGAAGCATTGCGGTTTGCCCAGCGCGAGAACGAAGCGGCCATCGAACGGCTGAAACGGTGCCTGGACACAGGAGTATTTCCGACCGGCTACGAGGAGACACGAATCTTCGACTTGGGCTAAAGGGCGGGCTACCGGGGGTGGCGTGCCGCATGGGAAGCGGCCGGACTCCCTGCACCCAAGCGTCTGCCCACCACGACTACCACCTGGCAAACAAACAACCGCCGCACCATCAGAAAGGAAAAGAATTGCAATGAGCCTCATGAATGCCATCCAGCGTGTCAAAACATCCATGCCGCCCCGCGTGCTGATTTACGGTCCGGAAGGAGCGGGTAAATCGACGTTCGGCTCCCAGGCTCCCAAGCCGATCTTTATCCAGACTGAAGACGGTCTGGGTGAGATCGACTGCGACAAGTTTCCGCTGGCCACCAGCTACGACGATGTCGCCGGCGCGCTTGCCGAACTCAAGACGCAAGAGCACGACTATGAAACGGTCGTGATCGACTCGCTCGACTGGCTCGAGCGGCTGGTGTGGGACAAGCTCTGCGCCCAGTACGGTGTGAGTTCGATTGAGAAGGTCGATGGCGGCTATGCGAGGGGCTACACCCATGCCCTGACCTACTGGCGCGAGATTATCGACCATCTGAACGTACTGCGTGGCCAGCGTGGGATGGTCGTGGTGCTGATCGCGCATTCGAAAATCGAGCGGTTCGAAGATCCCGAGTCTTCGCCTTACGACCGCTACTCGCCCAGGCTGCACAAGCATGCGGCGGCGCTCCTTACCGAATGGTGCGATGCCGCCCTGTTCGCCACGCGCAAGATTATCACCAAAACCGAGGATGCCGGTTTTAACCGGAAACGGACGGTAGCCGCTGGCCTCGGTGCTGCCGGTGGCGACCGCATTCTGCGCGCCGTCGGCGGTCCGTCGTGCGTCGCCAAGAACCGTTACGGAATCGCCAGCGAACTGCCCCTCAGTTGGAGCGGTTTCATGAACGCGCTCATTCATTCCCAATCCCAAACACTCAAACAAGGAGAACCAGCACATGGCTAACCTGCACGGGTTTGACGCTAACCACGTCGAACCGCACACCGATTTCGAGCCGATCCCGGCCGGCCAGTATTTGGCCGCGATCATCGAAAGCGAAATGAAGCCGACGAAGGCCGGCACCGGCAGCTACCTGCAACTCACGTTTCAGGTTCTCGAAGGAGAGTTCAAAAACCGTCTCTTGTGGGCGCGGCTCAACCTCGATAACCCGAACGACACGGCGCGGAAGATCGCGCAAGGCGAACTGTCGGCCATCTGCCGCGCGGTGGGTGTCATGGCCCCCAACGATTCGGTGGAGTTACACAACCTGCCGCTGGTAATCACCGTGAAGTGCAAAAAGCGGGATGACACCGGCGATATCTCAAACGAAATCAAAAGTTACGCCAAGCGGGAAGCGGCTGTCGGTCAGCCACAGCAGGCGCAGGTCAACACACCTCCTTGGAAGCGCGGCTGATGCTCGAACTCGAATTACCCTTTCCACCGAGCACGAACCGCCTATGGCGGCGGGTGGGAGCACGGACGCTCCTCTCCCGCGAGGGTCGGGCATACCGCCAGGCGGTTTGCTCGATCCTGCGGGAGCGCGGTGTGCGGCCGTTGGGTGGCCGACTGGCGGCGGCCGTGGAACTGTATCCGCCAGATCGACGCCGGCGCGACCTGGATAACGCACTGAAGGGATTATTGGACGCGCTCGCGCACGGCGGTGCGTATTACGACGACTCGCAGATTGACCATTTGACCATCATCCGCCGCGCGGTGGTGCCTGGCGGCAAAGTCACCGTGCGACTGGAGGGCTTATCGACATGAACGAACCGCAAGACCCATTCATCGACCATCCGCCGCACTACACGTTCGGCCCGATTGAGGTGATCGACGCTATCGAGGCCTGGAGATGCGGGTTTCACCTGGGCAATGTCATCAAATATGTCGCTCGCTCGGGTCACAAAGGAGACCGGCTGGCCGACCTGAAGAAAGCCCGCTGGTATCTGGACCGCAAGATCAAACGCCTGGAGCAAGGAGGGCCAACCGTATGACGACCGTCAAACGCCGCACCTGCCTGCGGTGCGGGAAAGAGTTCTGGTCGCAGAGCGCGGCCAACCGCATCTGCCGTCGATGTACGCGGATCAATGCGCACCTGCCCTACTCGGAGCGGCAGTTGCAAAAACAGCGTGGCGAGAAGCGCCACAACGGTGAATTGATGGACAGCGAAGAAATTGTGTAACCCCAACGAAAGGAGCGTAAGTGATGCGAGTCTATCCCGAACACCTCCGACTCGACGGCGGCACTCAGCCTCGAGCGGCCTTGCAGCAAGACGTGATTCAAGAATACCGGGAGATGATGGTGGCCGGCGTGAAGTTTCCGCCACTCACCGTGTTCCACGACGGTGAGGCCTATTGGCTCGCCGACGGCTACCACCGGCTGGGCGCGCTGCTGCGTATCAATCCAAGTGAGCCGATCGATTGCGACGTGCGCCAGGGTACCTGTGCGGACGCCCAGTGGTACAGCTACAGCGCGAACCAGACGCACGGGCTGCGGCGCAGCAATGACGACAAGCGGCGGGCCGTGCAGGCCGCTCTTGCGCATCCGAGCGCGGCGACGCTGAGTGACTCGCAGATCGCTCAGCACTGCGGCGTGTGCCGCGACACAGTGTTGCGCTGCCGGCAAGTTGACTTGCGACAAAGTCGCAAGTCATCCAGGCAAGCTGCACAAAATAGCGAAGGTTGCAACGAATCGTCTTCCAAAGATTGGAAGTCAGCCGAGCCAACCGAACAGCTCGCCGAGAATTACCGCCCAAGTTTCCGTAAGGGCCGCGATGGGCGCACGATCAACACGGCTCGGATTGGCCAAAAGGCGGCGAAAAAACGCCGCACCCCGAGCGGCACCTCTCCACGCGCCCACCGCCAGATTCGCGGCTACGACAGTATCCACCAGGCGAAAACGGCGCTCGAGCTGCCCCACGACGCCGAAATGGGTGCCCGCACGCTCATCAGCGTTTTCGATTCCGACTACCTGCGAAAGCTCGTCGAAGTTTTAACCCAACACCTTTCTCAACAAGGAGCCAGTGTATGACCACCACTACTACTACCACCACCAGGTCCAGTTCCGGACTGGCCGATATCGTGCGGACCACGACGATGCAAACCAACATGCCGATCGTGATTACCCCGGCGGACGCCGAATGGGCGCTCATGCATACGAACACCCACAATCGCGTGCTGACAGGCCGCTGGGTGGACGAACTGGCCCGACGGATCAAGGCGGGTCTCTGGCACCTGACGCACGCCGGGATCGCGTTCGACACTGGCGGTGTGCTGATCGACGGTCAGCACCGCCTGTGGGCCGTCGTACTCTCGGAAACCGCCGTTACGATGCGGGTTTTCCTGAACGAGCCTTCCGAGAACATTCAGGTGATCGATACCGGCCGGCCGCGAGCCAGCCATGAGGTGATCACACTGGCGGGCGGACTGGGTATTGTCAGCAAGAACCAGATCGCAACGCTCCGCGTGCTGGTGTCAGGCTTACAGAGCTACGCTCGGCAGTCGCCCGCGGAAGAAGCGGATCTGTTGCGGCGTCACTTGCAGGCGGTTGAGTTCGCGACTACCGCCTTACCCGCCTCGCGGTACCGGGGTGTCGCGACGGCCGCGGTGCGCGGGGTATTGGGCCGGGCCTTCTATTCGGCCGATCTTGCCAGACTGCGGCATTTCGCCGATGTGCTTCGGACGG